GTTTCTACCTTTATAAAACTTTTTAGTAGACTGTCCTTCTTTAGAATTCCTTCTCCAGTCACTTCTGACTGGGCGAGGGTTAGCTCCTCTTGCCTGTGGTCCTTGAACCGGCTTACCCACTCCTTGAACGGTATGGGGTTGGTTGGGACCAGCCACTGATTTTCCGGCAGAGTTAGAAACTCCTTTACGCTGGCGTCCAGTGTTTTGACGTTTATTGTTGGGTCGGTCGACAATGTTTCTCCAGTTTGCACCGAAGACATTGCCAAGCTGCTGGTTGGTACAGTTTTCAATAATTTGCCATCTTGTGACACAAGACTGAACTCGGTCAGAGAGTCTGAAGCACTCGGGCCCGGCAGGGTGATCTGGGTGCTTGCAGTTGCTTTTGATGTGAAGGAGGTCTCCACTAGCTTTATTATTGGTGTGCTGTCCTTGAAGCTCGACGCTGTTAGATGATGGTCCCACGGCATTGTTGGGTCCTGCACCTTTAACTGGGTGGCTATCCTTAGTAGTTCCTTTGTCCATTCCGACGACATCTCGTTTAGTGGTCTTAGGTACTCCTCGGGAATATCCAGTATTGGGTGATTGCGCACCGCTACGAAGTGGCGGGGCAACATACGTCTTATCATCTCGCTCCTTGTTAGTGGAACTGGTAGTAGTGCTGGGTGTGCTAACGGTACTACTGCCATCAGTCTCTTTTCTATGCCCGCTGCTTGATTCTGTTGAGTCCTCGATGGTAGGGCTGCATTGTTCGTTAACAAGGGGGGAAGAATCATCCTCCCCCGCCGCACGAAAGGGCTCAACAGGAGCTCGGGGTGTATCTAAAAGGGTTGTAGCCAGCCTTGGGTAATCGATCTCATAGTTGTGAACAGTGATTTCATTCCAAAGCCAGGGAGCCTTTTGACGAGATGCCCAGCGGGACATCATGTTTAAGGCCCAGCCGAAATATGGTAGGTTTGATGCCTGGACGACAGGGATAAGCTGCCGGTAGATGAACTTCTGGATGAAGTTCATACCCAATGGGCTGGAGATGTACGAGTCGCGAGTGGCAACGGCAAATCTGTCAGCAATTAAGATAGTCAAGTCGGCGGCATCTGAGATGCAGTCCAGAGAAATCTTATCCATTTGGAACCTTCCACGAAGCATAGAACATAAGTTTTCCTTCCATTTTTCATCCCTCACCTTCTCAGCCATTTGAAAGGCGACTCGGTGGATGGTAGATACAGGTACATAGTGAGTGAAGATCCCGCTTTGAATACAATAATCATTGTCCCGGCGGGTGGCTTCACCTCCTGATGTCAATTGGAAAACCGCAGGGGTCGTCGTTGATACCAGGGTGTTGTCTTTCATTGTGTAATCGCCTGAGATTGGGGTCAGCAACAGAATCAT